TCAGCCGAAGCCTCAACCGTTGGGGTTACTTCAGACATGGTTTCCTCCTCAGGAATGTCTAGGGGTTGGGGTTCGACAACGTCTTCCTCTTCAGGTTGTGACGCAGCGATTTCTGTGATCATCGCGTCCGTAAACGCTGGATGACTGACAAGCGAGATCTCCAAGATCTCAGCAGCGGACACCATCATGGTGTCGCCCTTGTACTTGAACTTGGTGGGAATTGCTCCGATAGAAACGGAGTCGTACGCGCCAGCCTTGATGAGTTCAATGGCCTCATCGCTAGCGCGGGTCTTTGCAAACTTTGCGGAGAAAAGTAAACCTTCGTCACTTTCAACCAGTTCAGTGACTACGCCACGAAGTTGATTCATGTCGTGGCCTTCAAGAAGTTTTGGAGCCTTCTGGTTGACATCAAAAGCGCCCTTTGAAAACTGCACTTTTTGACCGCCGGACACGACAGCGGGCGTGTCCCAAGGAACTGCCACACCCGTGATTGTGCGGGGGCTGTCCTCTCCCGCTGCCGCGTCAAGCGTGACAGGCACAGCTACAAATTCAATTTTCATAACTCACTATCCGTTTCGTTGTTAGGCATGCCGTTAGGCGATTCATCCTCAGAACCCACATAGTCCTCAATGTCAAATTCGACATAGCGGTTACGCGGAAGAACTTGAGCACTGGAAAGGGTTTGCTCAATGGCGTCCATGTAGATACGAGCGCCGAACAGATACAGGTCTTGACGTGCCTGTTCAGCGTTCTGGTAGGTCATTGATGCGCCCTCTTGCGGGGCCGACACCATGTAGGCGGGGATGTTGCACAGACGAGCCATTTCTAACGACTGGTATTTGCGCTGATCGGAAATGACTTCTTGAGGGTTCTGTGAGAACTCTTTGAACTGCACTTGACGTGACAGTGCGCCAATTGCGTTTTGTTTACGCGCTGCGGCCCACGCTGAAGCAAGAGAACCAAGGTCATCGCCTGACATGTCTTCGCCGTCAACCTGCTGCAGGTAGCCCGGTACGGTTTCAAGAGATGCGTAACGGTCAGCTGCTTGGTCAAGCCAGATGCTGGTGTTGATAGCGCGAGCGCCAGTCTTCAAGATTCCTTCAATGGGGCTAAGGAACTGGACGACATTATTGACGTCTAGTTCTTGTCCGTTGAACATGAGTTGATCAGACGGGCCGAAGAACTGCGGAATGCCTGTCTGCTGGGTGCTCGACATGTTCGCAGCAGGAAGCCATGTAAACGAAGCAGGTAAACCCGTGGAGTAACGTGTGGTGATATACGCGTAAGCGATGCCATAGAAGAACATGTCGCTGAAGATGTTTACAAAGAAGAACGAACGCGTCACCTTAGGATCTGGGGTTTCCATCCAAGGCTCAAGCGGAAGATAGACCTCGTCATAATCTTCGCCGTTCCACTGCTTCGAATAATGCTTCAGGCCAACGGATCCGATGATGCCAGCGAGCAGGTCGCGGGAGCGCGAAATAGTGGGCACCGACAAGGCGCGAACTTCATCGGTGCCCGTTTGATAGGTAATGAAGTTGTTGATGTACGAAGCGCCAGCAGCCGCCTGCACAGGTGCAGAGGCGAAAGAAGCCGTTTCAACTTTGCGTGAGAAAATACCCATCCACTGGGAGTCTTACACACGATTGTTGCAAATGCAACTATCTGGACGAACCCATTGACGGTTTATTTCCGCCACCCGGTCGGGACACCATTGCTGCACCAACGATGAGACAACGGCAAGCTTCAATTGGGCCCGGGCTTCGCTGGCTTGAAATGCTGAGCGCCCCGCCCTGCCCGCGGATTAGAACCGCCCTGTTTACATGCTCAGCAAGGAGAATCTCGCCAGTGTGCTTCACACGGTTCTCATTAATCAGGCCCTTAACGGTGGACGTGTACTTGTTGATTTCGCCATATCCCCATTGCACCGTTCGGCGCTGAAACTTCTCGGGCGTATGAATAAACAGAGACGGCGTAATAGCCAGCTGCGTTTTTGGTTCACGCTCCAACGCTTGCGTGATCCGCTCCCACATTTCAGCAATTGACTCAGTTTGAAACTCAATAGACGCCACGATGTCGCCGTCCGTGTTTTTACGACACCATACGCCTACATATTTTGAGTCGTCCACAGCGGAATCCACAGCCAACACCGAAGTCGTGCCGTCCCACTCTGTGTTATCGGTCAGGCGCTTCGCCCATTGTCCGGGTGGCAACCAAGACGATGCAGCACTAACCCACATGTTGCAGTGGGCCCTCAACCATTGCGAACGATCAGGGGAGGCGTGTGCAGCTCTAAGACTCTTCAACGTCACCGTCCGAGGCATTGACGGATTCGCATAACCCCAATATCGCTCATCATCTGGTGACACTGATTCAGGAACGCTCCACTCCGCCATGTACAACTCACCCGGCTCGCCCTTGTCAATCTGCCCGATTGCCTGCTCCCTGAGTTTCTTCATCACAGTGCTTGACTCATCGCCCGCCGTGGACACCAACAACGACAGGCCTGACTTGACAGCAATCTGTGCAGGCTTTAAAGCACCGAAATATGCAGCCTCCGTAATAGCCCAGAGTTCGTCCACAATGAGAATGTCCACACCACTGATGCCGTGTTTCTTACCAGTAGCGGCCTTGACCAGATACTCGGAGCCGTCCACCATTTTGACGCGGTGACGACCATACGCCCACGTCACCTTGCACAGGCCTGACTCTTCCCACAACTCAAACAAATCACGCAAGTCCTCAAAGACCTCCGTTAACGGCTGGGGTTGGTTCTGATCTGCCTCGGTTGGTTACGCCCACTATTGGGTACGAGTCCTACGGGCCTTTGATTGCAGAGTTCGCAGCTGCTCACCTCAACCGTGATTTGTTTCCGTGGCAGATCAACGTTCTTACCGGGGCTTTTGAGCATGACGCCGACAATGTGTTTACTCATTCGTCCGCTATGGCTTTCTGTGCAAGACAGCAAGGCAAGACGTTCATGCTTTCGGCGGTTGTGGGATTCTGCCTTTTAGAGTTGCCCCGAATATGGGGGCGTCCGGTCAAGGTTGTTTCCACGGCTCACGAGTTGTCACTTGCTACGGAGGTCTTTGAGGACTTGCGTGATCTGTTTGAGTTGTGGGAAGAGTCGGGGCTGTGCAAGGTCACTTGGGCGTACGGACGTCACCGCGTCAAGATGGTCGACGGGTCTGAGTATCTGGTCAAAGCTGCAACGGGAAAGAAGCACGGCATCAGCGGTGTGGACATCCTGATTGTTGACGAACTTTGGGCCATCACTGAGGCTGCATATTTCGGTGCTTTGAAGCCTGCCCAGATTGCGGTGAAGTCGGGTCTGTCTTTGTTGGTGTCCACTGCCGGCGATGAGTCAAGCACGGTGATGAAGAAACTTCGTGAGCAGGCAATCGGGCAGATTGACAAGGGTGAGCCGGGCGAGTTGTACATGGCTGAATGGTCAGTACCCGAGTCCGTGTCTCCAGATGATGAGCGGTATTGGGGTTACGCCAACCCCAGCATGCCGAGGACGGTAACGCTGAAGAGTCTTCGAGCTGCACATGCCAGCCCTGATCGTTCGCAGTGGCTCCGCGCGCATTGCAACATGTGGGTGAGTGCTGCATCGAGTTGGTTGCCACCTGGACAATGGGCGAAGAGGTTTACGGAAAACTCCGAATGGGATGGCACTACTTCGGTGCTCGCTGTGGACTCGGCAGTTGATGACTCAAAGTACGTCGGGGTGTGGTGTCGCAAAAACACCGACGGAGACATCGTGGCTTCGGTCGAGTTCCAGACTGAGTCCATTGCTGAAATGTGGGAGCAGATCACCTACTCGCTGGAGCGTGAACCTAAAACACAGCTGGCAATCACGCCGAGCCTGTTTATTCACACGCCCGAGAAGTTCCAGCGTCGCACCGTCCAGTGGGGCTACGGCGAAATAAACAAATACACGTCAACGGTAAAGGGTCTCATTAACGAGAACCGCGTGAAGCACACTGGTGAGATTCTTCTTGCCGAACATGTAAACAGGGCTGTACTGATCCGCGGTCAGGGTGGCGCACTCAGCATCTCAAGCCAGCGAAGCCCGGGCCCTATCGAGGCGTGCCGTTGTCTCATTGTCGCAGCTGCAATGGTCAGCCGTCCCGGTGGCGGAAATAAACCTTCAATGGGTTCGTCTAGATAGTTGCATTTGCAACAACCTTGTGTAAGACTCCGTGTGGATGGGTATTTTCTCACGCAAAGTTGAAACGGCTTCTTTCGCCTCTGCACCTGTGCAGGCGGCTGCAGGTGCGTCGTACATCAACAACTTCATTACCTATCAAACGGGTACCGACGAAGTTCGCGCCTTGTCGGTGCCCACCATTTCTCGAAGCCGTGACCTTCTTGCTGGCATCATCGGCTCTGTCGGTCTGAAGCACTACTCCAAGCAGTGGAACGGCGAGGACTACGACGAGGTTTACCTGCCTCTTGAGCCTTGGATGGAAACACCTGATCCAAAGGTCACCCGCTCGTTCTTCTTCGTAAACATTTTCAGCGACATGTTTTTCTACGGCATTGGGTATGCCTACATTACTTCTCGCTATTCCACCGGATTGCCTGCATCGTTTACATGGCTTCCAGCTGCAAACATGTCAAGTACTCAGCAGACTGGCATCCCTCAGTTCTTCGGGCCGTCTGACCAACTCATGTTTTCTGGACAAGAGCTCAATGTGGCCGACGTCGTACAATTTTTGTCGCCCATCGAAGGGATTCTGAAGACTGGCGCTCGCGCTATCAACACAAGCATTTGGCTTGACCAAGCAGCTGACCGCTACGCCAGCCTCGAGACCGTGCCCGGCTATTTGCAGCAGGTTGACGGCGAAGACATGTCCGGTGATGACCTTGGTTCTCTTGCGTCGGCTTGGGCTGCAGCGCGTAAACAGAACGCCATTGGTGCGTTGTCGCGTCAGGTGCAGTTCAAGGAGTTCTCCCAGAACCCTCAGGAAGTCATTTCGGATCAGCGCAAGTACCAGTCGCTTGAGATGGCTCGCTTGTGCAACATCCCTGCCTACATGGTGAGCGCCCCTCAAGAGGGTGCTTCCATGACTTACCAGAACGCTGAGCAGGCTCGTCAGGACTTGTACCTGTTCGGCGCTCGCATCTACATGGACGCCATTGAGCAGACGCTTTCTAGCGCTCAGGTTCTTCCGCGCAACCGTTATGTCGAGTTTGACATTGAGGACTATGTCGGATCTGAAGACTCGTCGCCTAACGGCATGCCCAACAACGAAACGGATAGTGAGTTATGAAAATTGAGTTTGTAGCCGTGCCTGTCACGCTGGATGCTGCAGCAGGAGAGGACAGCCCCCGCACAATCACGGGTGTGGCAGTTCCTTGGGACACGCCTGCTGTGGTATCTGGCGGACAGAAAGTGCAGTTTTCAAAGGGCGCTTTCGACGTCAACCAAAAAGCACCGAAGTTGCTCGAAGGTCACGACATGAACCAACTTCGTGGCGTTGTCACCGAACTGGTTGAATCCGACGAAGGTTTGCTGTTCTCTGCAAAGTTTGCAAAGACCCGCGCTAGCGATGAGGCCATTGAACTCATCAAGGCTGGCGCATATGACTCCGTTTCTATCGGAGCCATCCCCACCAAGTTCAAGTACAAGGGCGACACCATGATGGTGTCCGCTGCAGAGATATTAGAGATCTCGCTTGTCAGTCATCCAGCATTTTCCGATGCTGTGATTACAGAAATCGCTGCGTCACAACCTGAAGAGGAAGACGTTGTCGAACCCCAACCCCTAGACATTCCTGAGGAGGAAACCATGTCTGAAGTAACCCCAACGGTTGAGGCTTCGG